ACAATAATTTTTCATTGAGGTATTATAATTACGAATTATGAATTAAATTCATAAAAGAAAGAAGGTGATATAATGTTAAAAATGGATTATTCTTTATTAAGAGGGACGATTAGAACATATTTTGGAAGTGAAACAAATTTCGTAAAAGAACTACAAAATAGTGGCATGGAGATAAGCACAGGAAGCTTTTCAAACAAAATAAATAATAGATCTCCTTTTAATCAGATAGAAATAATAGGAATTTGTAACTTATTAAAAATAGACTTAAAAGAAGTCAAATTATATTTTTTTACAGAAAAATATGAATTAAATTCATAAAAGAAAGGGCTATGAATATGAAAAAAATAAAAAATGCGGAACGACACACAAAATTAAAGGAGGAAATAAAATGGAGGAATGGATTAGCTTAACAGAATATATGAAACGATTTCATCTAGGTTATAAAGAAGTAAAAAAAATGATAGATAATAACGAACTTGAATACAAACAATCAGAAGGTGGTCGTTTTAGAATAAAAGTTGGCGGAAATACGGTGAGCCGTGAATTATACGAAAGTGAAAAAGAAAAAAGAATACAAGCAGAAACAAAACTTGAACTATTAAAAAAAGTATTGATAGGAGGAAAATAAAAAAATGAAAATAGTTAATAAAAAGAAATTTATAGTAAGAATAATAGAATTATTAGTAATAATAGTAACAATAATATTGACAGTAAAAGCAATTGCTTATGCAACAGCAATAAGAGGTTATAAAGGATACGGAGGAGAATATCTAATTCCAATATTAGGGTTAATAATTATATTAGTTTTAGAGGTAATTTTAGAAGAAAGCGAAGAAAAGAAAAATCAAAAATCTAATGGTAAGAAGAGGTAAAAATGGAAGAAATATTGAAAGAAATGCAAGAGTATTTTTGTAAAGAACAAATCAGCAATATAGATGTAAAAATTGCATATGCTTGTGGGTACTTAAAAAATAATGAAAGTGTTAACAAAGAACAAGCTATTGAAATAATAAGAAAAATACTTTTTGAAGAAATATAAAAGGAGAAAATATTATGCTTAAATATTATCAAGAATTACTAAACGAATGTATTGATTTATCAGAACATAAAAAGAAACATAAAGAAATGAAATCAACATTAAATAAAATAAAAAATTTAATATTTAGAATGAAAGGAGAAAATATGGGATATCAAAAAATAAAAGATCTTATTTCTGATATAGATGAGTTTCATAACGAAGCGGAATTGAGAGAAATCTTACAAGAAATATTATTTATATGTAATGACAATATAAATAAAAAAGAACCATCTATCAGCAACCAAACTGAAAAATAGATGATTCATAAAAAATATTTAGATAAATACTTTCTGTTTTTATTTTATCACAGAATGTTAGAAAGAGCAAGAAAAATTAAATTAAAAACAGCAAAAGAATTATAAATTTACAAAGGAAGGAGTGTGTAGTATGTGAATACGAAAAACAAAATAGATATTCAAAGACAGCTCGATGAATTTTATTCAACATTAGACTTTAAGCCTCTCTCTGCAAATGCTATTTCAATATATTTAGTTTTATTAGAGATAGATCGTAAGACTGACTGGCTTTATGAGTTTAGAGTTACAAATACTATTCTAATGAGCAAAGTAAAAGGATTAAGCATATCAGCTTTGCAAAGAGCAAGAAATGAACTTATTAATAATCAATATATTTTTTATAAAAAAGGAACAAATCAAAATGTTGCATCTACATATACGATAAATAAATTATACAATGATGAATTTATACAATTTGAACAAGCGAACGAACAAGCAAGTGAACAAGCGGACGAACAAGCAAAAGAACAGGCAGACGAACACATTATAACTAAACTAAACTTATTATTTAATTATATTTATAAAAACGGAAGCGGAGAAAAAATTGGATTGACTCAAAACGATAAAAGCAATTTAATACTAATTTACTCGAAATTAGAAATGTATGTAAATGATAGTAAGATTTATAATATTATGCCTGCTGAAAGGGTACTTGATGAAAAAATAATGTTTTGGGCTATAAAAGAAATATATTTAAGTCCGCATAAAATTTATTTAAATACACTTACAAGAGATAAATTTATATTGAAATATTATAAAACAAAAAAATATATAACAGAAAAAGAAAATTACAAAATAAAAGAAATTATAGATTACTTTATGGTTTGTTTGCACGATGAAATGGAAAATAGGAGGAAAACATGATGAATTTTGAAAAATTATGTTACAGAGAAAAAGTCCCTCTATATACAAAATTAAAGCCAAAGCCAACAGAAGGCAGACATCTAATAAAGTATAAAGATGAAAAGGACTATGATTATTATATATGCGATTATTGTGGAAATGAAATAAAAATCTTAAAAAAGAGACTTGAAATGACAGGAGGAATTGTTGTATTACCACATTCATTGACAAAAAGAGGAGAAGTAAAAGTCGTATTATGTAATAAATGCATAAATCCAGTATTAAAGGAATTGGAGGAAAAATAAATGGTAAAAGAAGAATTAGAGGAAATTGCAAAAAGAAAAATGCAAATAATAGCTCAAAAAGTGAAAGATGAATTGCCAAACGGATTTGGCTTTGTAGTATTAGCATTTGAATTTAGTGCTGCACCAAATACAGCTCAAATGATGTATGTTTCTAATGCTAATCGAAATGATGTTGAAAAAGCGATGGAAGAATGGATTGAAAAAACAAGAAATTCTTATGGAAATGATACAGAAAAGTATGGAGGTAAAAATGTTAATAGTTAGTCAAGATAAAGATGGAATTATAAATTTCGAAAATATAACTGCGATAAGATTAATCGTAAATTTAGAAGATAATAAAAGGAACATGATAGCAATAGATACTGTAAATGCAGAAAGATATACTGTTGCAAAGTATGTAACAGAAAAAAGAGCAAAAGAAGTATTACAGGAGATAGTAAAGACTTATGTGCTTACTGAACAATATAAGGTAGAAGATGAAAGAACACGAATAAAATTAATGATGGAAGGTATTTTATTATACGAAATGCCAAAGGAGTAAGAATATGAGAAAAATTAGAATTGGAGATATAGTTACTACACATGATGGAAAACATAAAGGAAAGATTTTAAATATATGGACTGGTTTAGATCAAACAGATACTATGACTATAAAAGTAAGAATACAAGAAGAAAATGGCGAAAGCTATATTTGTGAAATAGATGATATAGTAATTGCTTAAAGAAGTAGAGAGGTGATACCAATGATGTATGAATTTGAAATGCTAGGAGATGTAGTTGGAAAAGCAAGACCACGAATGAATACAAGAACAGGAAGAGCATATACACCAACTAATACAAAAAATTATGAATATTTTTTAAGACAATGGTTTATTAGAGAATATCCTAATTTTACAACAATAGAATCAAGAGTAAAAGTAACAATTATAGCTTATTTTGGAATTCCAAAGAGTACAAGCAAAAAGAAAGAAGCGGAAATGTTAGCAAATATTATAAGCCCAACTAAAAAGCCTGATGCAGATAATATTGTAAAAATAGTATTGGATGCAATGAATAAGTTTGCTTTCAAAGATGACACACAAGTTACAAAATTAGAAATTGAAAAGAAATATAGTAGAACACCAAGAATTTATGTGAAAATCGAAGAGTATTAGGAGAATAAACATGAAGTGTATAAAATGTGGGAAATATCCTTTTGGTAATAAAATAAAAAATTCACAGCAGGAAGCTTGTAGAGATTTTATAAAAAGAACATTAAGGATAAAAATTACAAGAGAGGAAGAGGCAAAAAATGAAAATAGATAATATAGATGAAGTTGAAGAATTTGCAAAAGAAATGAATTATTTTTTTACATATATTGAAAGAACAAACTCTGATTTAAAAAATGAATTAAGAATTAAAGAATTAGAACAAGACGATTTATTGCATGAAATAGAATTAAGCAAATTGAATGCATTTGAACTTTCAAAAGTTGCAGTAAGGTTGAGAGATGTTAGACATGAAAGAAGAGGCATAAAAGATAAATTGGAATTTATATCAACATTGAAAGGATTTGCAGATAAATATAACAATAAACTAATCACAGGTGATATTGCACAATTATTAAAAAATATAAGAAATTTAAAAGAAAATTGGGAAACTAGAATATATAAAACAAGAGTTCTAGAAGATTTAAAAATTAGTAAAATGAAAAAGAAAGAGGAAAGCAAATGATTGAGTTTTTAGTAGGATTATTTATAGGTACATTTATAGGGATATTTATTATGTGTTTAATGTCAGTAGCAAAAGATGATGAAAGAATAATAGATGGAGGGTATAGACCCCAAAAGAGTCAAATAAGTGGAGACAAAATACCACCACGTGGGGGGAGTCATGTAAGTAAAGGATAAAAAATATGGATAGAAAAAAATTATTGGAGGAGCAATATATGACAAAAGAACAAGAGTTAAAAGAAAATGATAAAGAAGTAAATTTTCACAAAGATAAAATAAAAGTTAAGTTAAAGGATATACAAAAGTTACAACATTTGTATATAGACATATTTTCAGAAGAAGATGAAGATTATCCTGATCACAGGGTTATAAATAATAAAGAAAGAGCAGTTCAAAGAATATTAGACAGAATAACAGATAAAAGATTTAATCAAATTGAAATTTGGAAAGTAATACAAGTTAAAAGTTGGGATACTACAGATAATACATATAGACCAATTTGCAATAGATTAAGAGAGTTAGGGTACGAAATTATAAACTAGGAGGTGTTTTAAGTGAAAGGAGATAGTATAGAAGAAACAAAAAAACAATTAGAGTTAATATTAAAAGTTCGTAAAGAACAAAAAGAAATAATAGAATGTGCTGGAGGAAGTTGTATAAATTGTGATCCAGACATCAAGGCTTTAACTGAAAGTATAGATATTTTATCAGATTATAAAAGAGCATTAAAAGAGAATGAAGAATGGGATAGAAAGTTTTGTAATTTACAGAATTTATATTTTAAATTACAAGATGAATCGGAATCAAAACGAAAAGAATATCAAGAAACATACAAAGATGTTAGAAAAGAACTTAAAGAATGGCAAGAAGCATATAAAAGTGAAAAGAAAATGAAAAATGAATATGTAAAACTTTATCAAGATCTATTATTGAAAGAAAATGTTATTCCAGTTCAAAAAGTAAAAGAAAAGATAAGTGAAAGACAATTTGAATTGCAACAAGAATATAAAGATTTTGAAGATGACTCAATATTAACAGTCTTACAAGAACTAATAGAAGGGAGAAAATAAAATGAATGATAAAGAGTATAGTAAGAAAGTATGCAGCAAATGTGCAAACAGATATAACGAAAATGATTTATGCAATATAGTAAGAACAATGGATGGAAATTATAGATGTAGTAATGAAGAAATAAAAAAAGAAAATAAATTGGAAGAAAATTTTTATAATGAAAAAGTAAAAAGTGATAAATGGAGAAATGCAACTATATTGTTTTGCTTAATAATGATCGTATATGAAGTTGTTATTTCCATAATTTCTAAAAATCTTACATGTATAGTATGTGCAATTTTATGGGGAAATATTGCATTAATAGAATATTTTGACAATAAGTTAATTCAAGAAAAAGATCAAATGATATATGAAGAGGACAAGTTAATAAGAATGCAATTTATTATTATAAATGATCTAACAGATGATTTAAATAAAATCAATAAAGTAAAAATAATGAGAATCAAAGATATAAGAATACCTAAAGAATTTCAAAAACCAAGAACTGAAAAAATGAATGAAAGAATAGAATATTTCAAAAAAAATCAAAATTTTGAAACACAAATAGTTGTCGATAAAGACAATAACTTGATTGATGGTTATACTACATATTTAATAGCAAAAAAATATGGAATTAATTTTATAAATGTCATAAAAAATAGTTAAAGTTGGGGGGAAAATGTAAAATGCTAAAAAGGATATGTGATAGATGCAATAAAGAAATAATAGGTAATTATTGGACTATAAATATTTACCAACACGAGGATAGAAGCGGAAAAATAAGTTCAACAGGTGCATTAAATAATTTGCAAGAAAATATAGATAAATTGTTTGATAAGAAAAAAGAATATTGCGAGGATTGTATAAACGAGATAAAAGAAAAAATAGTAAAATAATATAATTGTTAACATGGAGGAAAAATGAAAGAAAGATTATTTAAATTATTAGTTGTTTTATTAAGCCCAATATATTTTATTTTTTGGATAGTAGCAAACATAATTGGATGGGCTATGGAAATAGGAGAACCAATAGCGGAGTCATTACAGGAAGAAATAGAAAAGATGTCATCTTTTTGGAAAGAATTTTTTAAAAGAAAAAAATAAACATAAGAAAGAAGAGGGATTAAAATGGGACTAAAGATTGAATTGTATAATGATCATTTTGAAAATGCTAAAAGATATGGAATACCACATGCTCAACTTATAATTGCTGATATACCATATAATTTAGGCAATAATGCTTATGCAAGTAATCCAATGTGGTATGTTGGTGGAGATAATAAAAACGGAGAAAGTGATAAAGCAAATAAAACATTTTTTGATACAGATAAAGATTTCAAAATAAATAATTTTTTTGACTTCTGCACAAGGTATTTAAAAAAAGAGACAAAAGAAAAAGGACAAGCACCTGCAATGGTTGTGTTTTGTGCATTTGAACAAATACAAAGTGTTATTGATGAGGGAAAGAAACATGGATTACTAAAAAGCTATCCGTTAGTATTTGTAAAAAATTACTCTGCACAAGTATTAAAGGCAAATATGAAAATTGTGGGAGCAACAGAATACGCAGTTGTATTATATAGAGATAAGTTACCAAAATTTAATAATATTGGATTAGATGGAAAAAAACATATGATATTTAACTGGTTTGAATGGAAAAGAGATAATTCTAAACAATATCCTAAAATACATCCAACGCAAAAACCTGTCGGATTATTGAAAAGGATAATAGAAATATTTACAGACGAAGGAGATGTGGTAATTGATCCAGTTGCTGGAAGCGGAAGTACACTGAGAGCATGTGCAGAAATGAATAGAAATTGTTATGGATTTGAGATAAAGAAACAATTTTATAATTTAGCACAAGAAAAGATGTTAAAAGAAGTCCAATTACAAATAAATTTAAAAGGAGAAAACAATGCTAAAAAAGATTAGTTATAAAAATATTACAATCAAACAAGCTGAAAATTTAATAAAAAGTGGATACTTTACTGAAATAATTTGTGATGGAGACAATAAAACTATAGGAGTAGCAGAAAAAGAATATATAGAAGCGGAAAAGAAAATAAGAAAGATGCTAGATGATATTATGAAACCTGTAGCAGAAGCATTTGAAGGAATTGCAAAGACATTATCAGAAATAAGTGCAGATGTAGCGGATATAACAAAGAAAATAGTTGATGGAGTATTTAAAGTTATTAATTCTAATTGGAATAAAAAAATAAGCAAAAAGAAATTTATTAAATTGTTACAAAGTAATGGAATTCAACGAAATGATATAAATAAAATAGTTCAAGGGAACAAAGAAAAATATACATATTTAAGATATTATGATATTGTTACAAAATTTAAAAAACAAAACAATAAAACATAAAAAACGATAACCATAGACAGCTGTAAGAATAAAACAAGAAAGTTTACTGTATATAATAAAAAAACAAAAATAAACACAATGGAAAATTTGGAGGTGTCAAATGGCTGAAATTAAAATGAAATTTATATTTTTTTTAGGAATAGGAGGAACAAAAGATGAATGTTCAAGAGGTATTAGAAAATTATAATGTATATAAATTAAGAATAAGTATTACAAGTAGTGAAATACAAGAAATACAAGCGGAGATTTATGATTTAAAAAGTGCAAAT